AACAATCACATCTTGTAAATCATTCAAAAAATATTTACGCTGGAGATAAAGATTTAATAACAAATATAAAAAAAGATAACGAATTATTAAATGCTTTCTTTTCAATTATTGCAGAATATGGACAAAATTGGTTAAATAAGACAAAGGTATATACTCAGACAAAGAATTTTAAAGATACAAAAAACATAGTCATATCTACGAATGATATCACACAGGATTTTATTGATAAATGTTTAAAAAAAACAGGTAAAGAATGTGATCGCATTGGCAAAGATGAAATGTATGAGTTATTTAAATTAAATTTTCCACGTTCATTTATGACATCAATGCAATTATTAAGCAGTTTAAAACAGAAAGACATTAAATACAATTGTGATTTTAGACATAAACAAACAAATACACGAGGTTGTTACGTAGAACTTATTATTAAAGGTGATAACTTACCAATCTCAGTTTTTGACGCTACAGATAATGGAATCGACAAAACAGATAAATCAGTTGATGTTGTAAAACTCATGAAAATAGAACATGATAAAATAATTGCTGATATGAAACTAGATTATGAGAACCAAATAAACGCATTAAAAAAACAATTAGAAATTCTTAAACCAGTTGAAAAAATCGAAATTGTAAAACCAATTGATATTATATCAGAAGTTATAAAACCAGACGTTATTGAACCAGTAAAAACTAAGAAGTTAATTAAAGATAAACAATTAACTACAAAGAAATCTAAAAAAGTGTTGTCAGCTTCAATTTTTTTAAACTCAGCTTCTCGCGTACAGAAAACCGATACAGTAACTAAAAAGGTTGAATTTATAAAAAGTAATGTAGATGACTCATTTCAAGATATGGCAGACGGTTTGTTAGATTTATAATTTTTTTTATCATATAGTTTTAATTATTTTATTTAATTAAAACACTTAAAGATTATTTTCTATTATTATATTATATATAATGAATTCGTATGTTTTTGAAAAACGAGATGATAGACCAATAAATAAAAAGGAACGTGAGAAAACTATTCAAGTATATAAGAAAGATGAAAAAACACAAATAACACCTGAAGAACTTCAAAAATTAAATAATGCATTAACAGAACAATCAAAAAAGTCAGGAAAAAAGTATAAAATTATGATTCGTGGATTTAGTAATACTGGTGCATGGACTCTTAAAGGTTTTAACACAGATTTAGATGTTAATGATGAGGAGCGCTATTTTGAAGGGAAAGTAAGAGATCCGACATCATTGGCTGGATTTAATCAATTACAGATAACTATTATTTATGAAATTTAAATATTTATTTTTTATTATTATTTCTTAAGTATAATAAAAAATTAAAACTACTTAAAATAATAATCTTATTATATAATATAGAAAAAATGAAATCAGAATATTATGTTTATTATAAAACAAAAAGTAATACGTTTCGAACATGGAGCTCAATAACTGAGGAAATAAGTACATATACACATGATAATCGACCAAAATCACAATGTTTCGAGATGATTAATATAACTAAAGAATATGAAGCCACTGATACAAGCTTATTAGAATATATTGTAAATTTCAAGATTTGGACTAATGAATTAAAAATTAATAAAATATATCCTATTAATTGGATAGATAATAAATATCCGTACATAAATAACCATGTAGCAATAAAAATGATATTCAATCAATTTTCAAAATCGTCAATTAAACACCATAAACCAATTCATAAAATTGAGGCACGATGGATGAAAAATACATATAATGGAGCACTTTTGTATTGTGAACCACAGTTATGTGAATCATTTTCATATGATTATAGTTCATTTTATCCAAAAAACTTATCTAGTAAACAACTATTAATACCAAATGCTGAAGGAAAAGAATATATATTATCAGAATTACCAAATATAACAAAAATACCAACAGGTTTTTATCGAGTTAATATATCGTGTACTCATAAGGATTTTAAAAAACTATTTTCATTTTCACACAATAACACGTATTTAGATAAATCATTATATCAGGCCATGAAATACAAAACCAAATATGATATTAAAATAGAATTAATACATGATGGAGAACCGAACGCATATCTTTATAATGATGAAGTTTTAGAAACAGGAGATAAAATATTTGGTAAATGGTATAAAATTATTAAAGACATTCGTGATATATACCCTAAAAATGTATTATTAAAATTCTTATCATCGTCGTTAGGTGGTCAGTTGTCTAGAAGATTAAAAATTATGAAAACATATGATGAAATAATAAAAGAAGATTTAGATATTGGTATGTCAGATGATAATAAATATATTATACATAACAAACATATGTACATTAGAGATGGTAAAGAATATGAATATTATGAATTAATAGAATCAGATAATCAGTTTTTTACAAATATTCGATTAACACCATTTTTGACAGCTTACTCACGTAATAAGACATCTAGATTAGTAATGAAAGATATTAATTCAGTTATAAGAATTAATACCGATAGTGTTACATTTTCAAAACCTCAAACATTTACAAAATTAGATAATCAATTAGACTATAATTCATTAAAATTTGAAGACAAATCGTCAGGGTTAATAATGTGGCGTAATGTAAATGGTTATACAAACTTTGAATATCAATTGAAACAATTACAAAAAGGAAGTTTATTAATTGATAATCATCGTGATTCATTAAAAGTATTAATGTCATCCTGAAAACCATCTTTTATTAAATCTGCTTCTGCTTCATATGTAGCATCCTTCTTAATATAGTTTTTCCACCAAATTAAATAATAAACTTTCTTTTTTATTATTTTTTTCCCTATAATTGCTTTTACTTTATACTTTGATTCTTTTTCAGTTTGTTTAGCTGGCATTAGTTGCGCTTCCGTGTAACTTGCACGTGTTATTGAAGACAACATATAACGATATGGAACCTTACCTGAATAATATAAAACTTTTGTTATCTTATGAGGTATTCTTTCAAATCGATAATCCCCAACTCTGAATACGTTTGTAGGCTGATTATTTCCCAATGCATTAAGTGGTGTATCAGATTGACGATAAACAACATCACCAACATCATACTTTGGTTGAACTGTAGCGTTAAAAATTGGATATTTATAAGTGATAGGATTATATGTTTGTCTCAATCGAACTTTATTTAATTCATTTCTAACAATTTCTAAAACATCAGTCCATTCATTATATGGTTTTTGTGTTTCTTCTTCTTTCTTATTCATATATCCAATAAATAACCTTTCTAGTTGTCTATTCAGACTTTCAACAACAGATGTCTGTGAATGTCTATTTGGTAATGATACTTTATGATATATATTATGATCATATAAATATTTATTAAAAATACCTTTGAACTCAGATCCGTCATCTGTAGCTAGTGTATATTCAGGCATATCAATATATTTTCGTTTACACATATTTTTTAATGCCTGTAGTACTGTCGATGGTTCTTTATTTTTTATAGGTTCAATATCAAATTCACCATTACCTAAATCAACACATACAAAAAGATACATATATTTCTCTTTTGTTTTTGGCATCATAATTAAATCAGCCATAAAATTATAATTTGCAACTGGAGGCACAATATCACGAACTTTAGTAAAATATTTTGGTTTCTTTACTTCTTTTGTATATTTCTCGTCAATACCTAATTTATCAATAATTGATTTCATAAACCGTTATATATAGTAATGTTTGAAATAAATATATTTATATAATATAGAATTAATAATTAATTACTTAAAACAACTTAAAGAATTAATTATATAAACATATTATATAATGGATAATAAATCTCAAAACAAAATGACTTCTGAACAAAGAAAGGAATATAATAAAAAATACTATGAAGTTAATAAAGAAACGATAAAGGCTAAATTATTTACAAAAGTACAATGTAAATTATGTGATAAAAAAATTAATCATCAGAATATTAAAAAGCACACAGAAAGTAATTACTGTAAATCGAGAGCTTCTAAAAGTGAACACGATAATATGATTGATATATTAAATAATCGAATTCTAGCACTTGAAAAATTATCTGAAAAGATAAATTAATCGAGTATCACTGAAATATTATCACTTACAATTTCATCAAAAGACATTTTACTATCTCTTTTCAATTTTTTCATCATTTTATAATAATCTTTTAAGTTTTTACCAGATTTAATAAAATTGATAGCATGACGGCCACATGTAACTATATCTATATTTTTATTTTGATAATCTACATCATTGTAATTCACCTTTAATTTAGTTTTATTTAATAAATTCGATAAATACAATTTGTTTTCTCCTAATTGTTTTGCTAATTCTACACCATACCATTTTCGTATTTGGTCATCGGGATATGTTCCATAAGAACAAAAGTAATTTATATCATTATTAAATCGTTTTAAGGTTACCCAATGGCCTGAATTTCTTTTCGGTGTATCTAAATATAACAATATAAAATATGAATCGTTTCGTGGTAATAATTGCTCAATATCTTCAATAATACTTAGTTCTGGATATGTCATTATATTACTTTGAGGTAGATAATATCTTATTTCTGCATCTGATATTGAATTTTCTTCTACTTGTTTTATTTTTTTGTTTTTCGGCATATATTATATAATAGTAAAATTATTATATAATATTAGTTTATGCAGTTTTTAAAGCATTCAAATGTTTTATCGTTTTTTCATGCCTTGGTTTATTGTATAGTCTTATTAATTTCTTACATTCGCAAACACATGTAATTTGTTTAAGAAGTTTTTGCTTCTCTTTGTTGTCATCGCGAAATTTTTGATATTTTTCCTTATTTCTTTGATAGTACAAACTATTGCGAGAATTTACTTTATCTTTAAAAGTTTCGTAGTAAACTTTGGAATTCAAATTAATCTTTTCCTTATTATCGCTAGAGTATTCTTTATCAGTTCTACCAGCAATATATTTATTTACACACATATCTTTATATTTTCTTATCATCTCACCTTCTCGTCTATTTAATTGATTTTTATTTTCGCATTTATACTCTTCTAATAATTCAATGTAACAGTCATCTAATTTTATTATTTCAAAAGAAGACACATAATGATATTTATTATTTATACTAAAACGTACATAGTCCTTTTTATGATGATATAGTCTTTTGTGTAAAGGTTGAATTGTAGAACCAATATAGAACTTATCAGTTGAGTAACTGCGAATAGAATATATCTTCCCATTATGATATTTATTTTTTACTTCCATTTTATAATTTAATATATTAGTATCTTCTTAAGTCGTTTTTTTTTTCATTTTCACCCATCCTCCACAAATTACGTTGTTTCAAAATACAACTCGGATACGTCTTGATATACATGCAAAACCGACTTTTATTACTTTTCATTTTAGCAATATCATATTTATCGAAACCTATATAGTTCTCAACTAAATATTTAATACTTCTGTTGTAGGTAGTAGGATAGAAACAAATTATACTACTCTCATTAAGCATTGATTTCGTTTCTTTTCCATCACACGCAGCATGAGAAGACATTAAAACAGTGATTTGATAACTTCTACCGACCTTTAATAATTTATTTAAAAGTAAATACACGGCAGATTTTAGCCGTTTTTCTAAACTATCTATATCGTCCATCACAACACAACAGGGTTTATCATAAAAATCTTTTAAATCTAATGGATCATCTATCATTGCCTGATCCATTTTAACACGTTTTATTTCTTTTATTGAATCTAACACATCATCTGATTCTTTTTCTGAAAATAAATAAATTGGTCTATCTTTAAATGCCTTTTTATAATTTCTTAGATATGATGCCATTGCATAACTTTTACCTGAGCCCGCGGGGCCACAGAAGTAAATGGTATCGCGCTCACTCTTTGTATTTGGTATCAACTCAAATGCATTATCTCCTTCTAACTTTATTTCTTTGACATATCTTATGTATTCGTCATCATCATTTTCAGACATTGAAACCACTTTATTATTTAATTTATCATCACCTACAATTTTACATACCGGTACCCCATCATTTGCTAAATTGAACATGGTTATATTATATAATACACTAGAAAATTATTATTTTAATTTTTTAATTATTCTTGGAATATCATATTGTGATAAATCATATGTAGGATAAATATTAATTGATGGATCATTTTCATTTGAATTTTTAGGTATAAATGGTTTTCTTATCGCATTTCGTAATTTTCTTTCTACATTTAAAATTGCTCCACCTTGAATTTTTCTAGGGCGCCCTCTTCTTTTTCCTTCTCCAAACATTTCATATTCTTCTTGTCGCAGACGTTGTTCTTCATCTTTAATTGTTCTTGCTCGTTCTCTTGCATATTGGGCTTTTATATCTTTATCATATTTTTTTTTCTCTTTGTAATATTCTTCTGTACTAATACGTTCTTCTCGTCTTCTTTCCATTTCAGGTTTATATGCTTCGATTTGTCGTTTTCTTTCTAACTCCCTTTCTTTTAATCCACGAAGTACATCTCCTTTCTTTTGCGTTAATTGCAGTTGCACTTCTGGAAGTAATTTAGCGGATTTCTTCATATCTGCAACCAGTTGCCTGCTTTCTTTTTCTATTATAGTATCCATATTCTTTTTTAATTTATCTTTCCTTATACCAGCGTTTTGTAATAATTGTTTTCGTTTAGAATCTGAATCTTTTCTAATTTTTTCAACTTCTCCGACATTTTCTTTTTCTTTTTTGCGCACATCTTCAATATTGAATTTTAAAATGTTGGAACTATCTTTAGCGTGTTGGTCTTTTCTATTTTTAATTGATAATATAACGTTTGGGTCTTTTGATTTACTAGAACGCCAAGGCTGGTCTACTTTATATTTTTCCATTCTTGCTTTTATAGTATTGTATTCATCTGCAATTTGTCTTAATTCAATATTAGACCTATCTACTTTCTGCAATGCTTTAAATTTCTGTTCCTTAATAGTATCTAAGCCAAATTGAATTTCGTTGTCAATTTGTGATAATTCTAGTTCATATTCACGCTCTAACTCGTTAATATTTTGTTCTGTCATCTTTTGCATTGCATCAATATCAATTTTTGCTGTTTTTTCTATTTCACTTTGTAGGAATTGTCTTTGTTTATATTCATCTAAGTATTTTTGTTTTTCGTCTAGTCGTTGTTGTTCTTTTTCTTTATCTAGTTGTATGTCCTTCCCTTTTTTTCGTTTATCTTGTGGTTTTAGTGTTCTATTATATTCATCAAGTTTGTCAAAATAGTTATATCGATTAAACTCCTCGTCAGGTTCCTTTTCCTCTCCCATCAACTGTAGTGTAGTTTCTTTTTTTTCAAGGTCACGTTTTAGTATTTCAGAAATTGGTATTTTTTTAATAGACTTAAACGCTTCTTCACGTTCTCGAATTTCGTCCTCAGAAATTGGCACAGGTTTTGGTTCAAAAACTCCATATCTCGGAATTTGTGGTATGCTTTCAAATATACCATCAATATATACATTTAATTCGCGTTCTTGTTTATCTAAAATACCTTTATAAAACTTCTTTCTATCTGCATTTTTAGCAGATACAAATTTATTACGTGCTTCATCATATAATTCAATTTTATCTTCTATTTGCGATTTAATTGCATCATCTAACATTGGTTCATTTAATAATGTAAACATTTTTGTGGATAATTCTTTACGAGTTTTATAATCTGGTTTTTTTGATTTAATATCTTCTGCAAAATTGAGATATAATATCGGTGCATAGTTTCTAACCATTAAATTATTTCGAAGTTCTTCTATTTGTTTAACATCAGTATATTTTTCAGTAATTGCCACATCCATTAATTCATTAACTTGTGGAATTAATTCATTAAATTTAGCAGTAATTGTATTTTTATCAGTTTCTGAAAGTGTTTTCCAATTAATAACATTTTTTAAAAACATACATAATTCATTATAATCAGCAACTATACTTCCTGTATCATTTTGTTTAATACCTTGCAAATAATTATTAACAACTTGTGCAATACTTGTTGATAATTTATTAAAATATTTATCGACTGTAAAACGATCGACAGATGATTTTATATCTTCTAATTTTACCTCTGATTCTGTTTGTGCGACACCCTTTCTTGTTATATCCATAACACGTTTTGATGTATCATTTTTTAAACTTCTCAATTGAATACCACCAATTAATTGATGTTTTGGTTTTTCTCGTTCGATTCTCAGTATTTCTTCATTAATATGATTTTGCATTTAATATAATATATGAAAAGAAATAATTAATTAATTAATTATATAAACAATTAATTAATTTTATTTAATAAAATAATAATTTACTTTTTTAATGCTTGTAATGCCTCTTTCATTGAACAGCCATGTTTAGACATATATTCTTTTACTTTAACATTCCATGCAGATGGAGGACGACCTCTTTTTTTAGCTAGTTCTTTTGATGATTCGTGTAATGTTAAATTATTCTTTTTCATATGTGCTTTTACTTTCTTATTCCAATCAGTAGCAGGTCTAATATCGCCCAATCCTTTCATTTGATTAACACCCTCTCTAAGCAATCCTTTTGCTGGTGCTTGTAATGCTTTGACTGGTATAAGTGATGCTGCTTCAGGAATCAAATTTAATGCTTCTTCTCCTAATCTATCATACCATGGTTTATCTGCTTCCTCTTTTGCTTTTTCTTCTGCTAGTCTTTTAACCATTGCTTTATAATCTAGGTCTTCTTGTCTATCGCTTTTTTGTGTATTTCTCCAATCTCTCTCTTCATTATATCGTCTATCAATCTCACCTTGTTTCGCATATTCTTTGACTTGTTTATCGTAATTTTCTTTTCCTTTTTTATTTTGCATTTTCATATAAGTCATTTTTTGTTTATCGGATAATTTTGATAATTGTTTACGTCTCGCCACTTCTTTTTTATCAAGTGGATTTAATTGCTGTTCTAACATTTGTTCATCTTTATATTCCATTTTTTCATTTGATAATTTTGCTTTCATTTCTTTTCCTTTTTTCATATTTGCCATTGTTTCATTAACTAATTGTTGTTGTCTATCAGTTAATTTAACACCACCCAAAAGTTTTTTTAAAATTGGTTTTGTTATTTTTTGTCCTATATATTTCATTGCTTTGTATAACATACTTTCTGAATCAACTTTTAACGGGTCTTCATATTTATAATCATATGATGTTCCAGAACCTTCAATCTGCACGCCTTTCTGCACATATTTGGTATCAAACATATGTCCGTTGGTACCAAAAGCGCGTCCGATAAATCGTTTTGTTGAATCT